ACCTCGGTGTAGGACTCCAGATAGGTCTTGTTCTGGATTGCCGATGAGGTCGAATCGGCCGTGATGCGGCGCACACGGATTTCCCAGGGGCCAATGCCCGTCAGGCGGACGTAATAGCCGCGCTGGTACTTGGTCGTGGTTTTACCGGAAATCGTGTCGTTGACCACCTCCACGAAGCCGCCACCGTTGACCTGAAGGTCAATCGCAAAATTGACCGAACTGCCGTTGAGGTCGCCATTGGTGGTGTCCTGGTTGGTCAGTTGGGGCACGCTCACCTTCACCCGAACCGCGTCAATGTCTGGGTCTGTCACTGAGCGGACCACAGGGTTACTCGCCTTGACCTCGACGCCCACGGCGATTTCGTTCTCGACTGAGGAAAAGCCGGGCACATAGCTCTGCTGCTGGGTACCCGGCCGCGACTCCAGCGTTACACCCGTGAAGTTGTATGAGCCGTCCTCGTTTTCAATGGGCGTGTCATCCAGATACACCGACTTGAGTCCGTCCGCCAAGCCCTCGATCTCGCCCTCCGAGATGAGGTCCATGACGCGGGCAAAGGCCTTCGAGCGCAGGCTGTCGGGTGCCTCTTGGGCGACACGGGCACTGCCGCCTCCGCCCTTGCCACCTCCGGCGCCGATGATCAGGTCGCTCATCAGGTTATTCAAAGGGTCACCTCGTCCACGTCGATCCCCGCGCTGATCACGGCTGAACCCACGATCAGACGGCCATACCCCACTGGCACCGGATGCCCTTGGGCGGTGGTGTTCACCGCCCCGTTGAAGCTGTAGCTGGGCTTGTTTTCGGGCCGCTCGGACGGATCAGGCGCCTTGGGCGTGGGCGCGATCATCTGGGCAACGCCACCCAGCACCATCGAAGTGCCGATCGAATACAGGGTGGTCTGCGAAAGAAACGATCCGGCAGCGGCCCAACCCATCGGGTTCCACCAGGCGACGGCGATCAGCGCCACGCCCAGCAGGATTTGACCCAGGCCATTGCTGCCGGCCCCGGAGACGACCGGCGCAATGGTGATGCGCTGCTGACCGGTCGGCTCATGCAATTGGTCAAGCGAGAGTGCGTCTCGCCCAGCCAGTACGCGATAGCCGACACCGCGCTCGCCAGATGCGACCAGTTCGCGCTCAAAGGAGGGAAAGTTGGCGCACAGCGCGCGTACCGCCTCCGCAGCCGAAGCAATGGCCAAGCGGTGCCGGCGACCGAATCGCTTGGCGAGTTCACCTAGAAGAATGACCGTGACCATACCGAAGAACGTGGGTTGTGACTTTTTGCCAGTAGCCGCCGTAGACATCCCGGCTGGACAGCCGGCCCTGCAAGTGATGCAGGATCAGACCGTCGCCGAGGTACACGGCGGCATGGTTGGGAACGGGCGATGCCACCTGCATCAGGAAGCAGTCGCCCGGCAGCAGATTGCGCAGGTCAGCGAAGTTGACGACCTCAAAGCCGACCCGCGAAAAGTTGTCCAGGTAGAGGTTTTCGCCCCGCTTCCACCAGTCATCGAACCGGGCAAAGTTGGGAAGAAGCACGCCGCGCTCGCTGCGGAACCAGTCCCGCACCAGCGAATAACAGTCCAGAACGCCATGGGACCATTCCCGACCGACCAGGGGCGCAACAAAGCCGGTCGGCTCAATGCGGACCCAGTCCTCGCTGGGGATCCCCACGATGTGCCACGGCAGACCACTGGCTCCACAGGCGACACGGTCGGCCTGGCTGGGCTCGGGCGACGTCCCTGGGTGGCTGTGTACCACCCCCACAATCTCGCCTTCCCTGTCGGCCGCTGCGTAGTCCTCGGGGTGAATCACGAACTGGTCGGTCCCCACGCCGATGTTTCGGCAGCGGGCGTAGACCTCGCGGCCCTTGCGGATCACGAGCAGTCCACAAGCCTCGCGCGGGTACTCCGCGCGGGCGTGCTCCAGCGCCAGCGCCTTGTTCTCGGCGAGCATCAGCGGATCAGACCCGCAGCCGGAAAGCCCCCGAATGAGAGCTCGGCGTGTTGTCCAAAGCGCGCCTGGCAAGACGACAGCCGCTTGCCGCAGACGTCCTGGCCACTCCCGCCCACCGCCTGATCGTTTGCATCGAAGTACGCGGAGCCGGTGTAGCCACACTCACTGCCGCGATATCTCCAGGGGCAGACGTTCTGGACGATCTGCCGACGCGGCAGGGAAACGCCTTCCAGATCGAACGAGGCAGCCAACTCGAATTCGACGACATCCCGGGTTTCGCGGGACTTGCGGTCGACGTAGTAAATGTCGTCCGCGAATTCGGCGGACCGGTCGGCGCTCGGGTTCACTGCGCCTGGGAAGTTCACGGCGTCCAGGTACTTGGCTAAGGTGCGCTTGCGGGTGATTTTGGCGCCGATGAGGTCCTGATAGCTCAGCATCAGGGCCGTGATCGAGCCGGTGACGTTGGCCACACGCAGGCGTGGCCGCGGCACCTGACCTCCACCATTCAGCTCAAATCCCTCCACCTGGATCGGAAAGGCCTCATAGGCATTGCCCTGCCAGACAACCCGCTGCATCAGCGCGTTGGTGCCCGCATGAAAGCGCACCGGACCCTGCCCGAACAGGGAAAGGTCCAGCACGAATAACTCGATCACGGCGCTGGGCGCGAGCTTCTGGATCTCAGACGTGATCGCCAAAGAGGTGGACGGCTGCGTCATGACAGATCAAACACTTGCTTGAAGGTTGCGCGCACCGTCTCGACGTTGGGCTCGTCCACCGACCGGCTCCATTCCTCGCACGTGAACTTGCCAGAGGTTCCTGCCGGTGATACCCAGTCAAAGGCCTGGACGGCACCACGGGCACGCAGAAAGTTATCGATGGCGGCCGCATCCAAGCTCGTGCGGCCGCGAAACTCCAACGTCCAGACCTCGGGCTTGGTGTTGAGGCCAAAGGCAAGCCGCTGCTCGTAGCCGTCGCCAAACGCCACGCGGCGCACATTGGGACGCAGGGCGACGCTGGCACCGACCGACGGTGTCCAAGTGAAGGTTGCCATTTACAAGGCCCTTCGCGCATCCAACAGGCCACCCGCACGCTTTTGCGCGAGCATCTCTTGGCGTACCGCGCTGGCGATCGCTTTGCCAAGGTCGCGGCCACCTGCGTCATCGCCGCTGGCAGCGGCTCCGGCGTCCGACACGCTCACCGAGATGTTGAACACGTCACCACCGCCGCCGCCAGACATCGTGACCGGGATGCTGCGGCCGTCCGGCAATGGCACATAGGCCTCATTCATTCGGCCCTCGCCAAACAGCGCCAGTTGCGGTCCGGTAGCGATGCCTCCGTTGGCGTACTGATTGAGGGCAAGCGGTCCCATGTTGCTCATGATTCCGCCGTTGGCCGCCGTCATCGTGATGGGCACCACCTGGGAGGCGGGAGCACCGACCGTCGCGCCTCCAGTGCCACCAAATGCAGAACCGATGAGCGAGCCGAGCCAGCCGGCCAATGGCCGCGTGATGCTTTGCTGAATCTGAATGCGGATCATGTCCGAAATGATGGAATTGGCCAGGGAGCGAAAGTCCAGCTTGCCGCTCATGACAAAACTCGTGAGCGCATCAGTCATGCCGTTAAAAGCCCGGGTCGTCGCCGACTCCATTTGCTTGCCCACCTGCTCAGCTTCCTCAGCCACGGTACGCAGGGCCTTGGCAAATCCCGCCTCGGGGTCGGACAGTTCCTTGGCGCGCTGCGTCAAAAGCGAGGCACCGTCTGCGGCTTGGCGCGCGGAGTCCTCAATCTTTCGCAGGGCGTCGGCGAGCTTCTCGTTGCCAGGCGCTGCCTGCGCCAGTTCGCGGGCCTGCTGCGCCAGTGTGGCCAGTTGGGTTGCGCTTTCCTGGCGGGCACTGGCCAGGCGACGTAGCGAGTCGAGTTCGCTGATCGCACCAGACTCCCGAAGCGTCTTGATCTGCTCTTCGACCGCTCGAAGTTCGTTTTGGCCCCGCGCGGCTTGCTCTTGCAGGTCCTTGAGCGATTCACCGGGCAGGCGAATCTGGCGTTCCAGATTGGACTGCTGGGCGTCACGCTCGAGTTTCTGGCGCTTGAGGATGATCTCGCTCAGCTTGTCCTGAAGCTTGAGTCTGTCCTGCACAGTCTTGGCCACCGTATCAAGACCGTGGCGCAGGATCGACTCTTCATCGGCCGACAGGGCCCGCAGCTTGTCGGTAAAGTCCTCCTGGGCAGCCAGCCTTGCGTCGCTCGCCTC